TTCTTTGACGAAGCTCAGTAGAACTAAAACGATGTGTCCTTGAATTGTATATTATATCTATGTTACGGTCAACACAAATTTGCTTACCGGTGAAATCTTTACCGTGATATTCTTCACCAATGAATCGTTTATTGAGTGGTAAAAACATGAGTAAATCTTCAAGGTCTCTTTCAGTTTCATATACAATAATTTCATCAACATATTTTACAGCTGATAACTGAACATATCTTTCAACAATTGATTGAACTGGTTTGTTTTTGGTTTGTGGTCTATCAATAGCTGGATTAGTTTGTAACCCAACAATCAAATAATCACATTGTGCTTTAGCTTCCGCTAACATTAAAATATGACCTGCATGAAGCAAATCAAAAGTAGAACAACTGAATCCTGTGATTCTATTCATCATAAAACTCCAAAATAAAAAACCTCACCGAAGTGAGGTTTTGCGTTGTAAGAACAATATTACTTGTTCATTACATACATGGTCACTTCAAAGCCAAAACGCATTTCTTGAGCTGATGGTGTTGTCCACATGTTATTTCTCCTTAGATTAATAAATTTTTAGTTTATAATCCAAATCGTTAGAGATGCAATATAAGCGCAAAGGTCTAACTTGAGTTTTATTGCTAGATATTATTATCTAACATCTATATTTTATAACACTTTCAGCTAAAAGTCACTACTGAAAATCATTAACCACCACTACTGTTTATCTGCTTAAATTAGGCAATAAGTCCTGGTTTATAAACTGTTTTACCGTTCTCTTTAACTGCGGTAAGTGCCTGTTTTTTAAGGTTATTAACATCATAAGATACATGAACCCAACCAGAATCTGGAATACCTGGTGTATAAAACTCAAGAATCAATTGTGTAAAATCTAAATTGTCTTTAATCCATTGTGCTAATTCAGCATTAGGTACACCTGGAATCTCAATATCTGCGGCCTGACCTTTACAATGGTCAGATGTTTTAGAACCACCTACAGCTGCATTAACTTCTGGTGCTCTATAACCAGAATTCACTTTAACTGCAACACCATATCCTTCACGGACTGGTTGTAAAACATTCTCACATAATGTTCTTAAATTATCTACAATTTCTTGTGGTGGAGTATTATCTAAATCATGGCGAAGAGCTGTTTCACTTTTTGTCAATTCATTTAATGAAAAGTTTGCACTTAATTTTTGTGTTAAATCCATTTTAATGATCCTTATCTTCTTTTTGGTTCCGGTCTCGTTTAGGTGGCGCTTTAACTGCGGTCACAATAGCTCTAATCATCGCATGCTTAAATTCAATTCTTGTTCTACCACCAAAACTTGCCATTAATCTTTTAACAGATTTTGGCATCTTAAAGTTCTTATCAGAACCAAACATAATATACTCCATTCATTATTAAAAATAAGGTGGAGGCCGAAGCCTCCATCCTTTATACTGCTGCTGCCTGTTCGTTAAGAAGTTCTGGTTTATAGAAGGTTAATTCTTTACCAATTTCAATCTTACGAGGCTTCTTATGGTCAGGAATAACATTCTCCAAACCAACTTTTAGAATACCATCCTTATACTCTGCACCTCTTACTTCTACTGTATCAGCGATACGCAAAGTTTTGGTGAAAGAGCGAAGACCTATACCTCTATGTAGGTATTCGCCTGATTCGGCTTTGTCTTCTTTGTTACCTTTAATAACCAATTCACCATCGTTTACAGAAACATCAATATCTTCTTTACTGAAGCCTGCCACAGCTAATTCTACAACATAACGGTTATCGTCTAGTTTTAGAATATTGTGTGGTGGAAATGTGGTTGTGGTGGTTTTAAAGTCTGAATTTAATAGTTTCTCAACTTCGTCAAAGAAGTTTTCAAAACCTAATGTTGTATGATATAACGGTGTTAAACGACTTAATGTCATAGCTTTCTCCTTAAAATAAGCAAGTTTTCAAAATGTGACCCCAAAGGCATCACGGTTATATTTAGTCTTTGATGACTAATATTCTTGTGGTTTTTTACCAATATTATATTTTGGAATTAAACTCCATTCATCCTTTTCTTTGAAAGCGATGATTTTAATTTGGTGAAGTGGTGCAATATTATCTTCTAATAGTTTAGGGTTTAATATCTTAATTAGACCCCATTCTTCCAATAGTTTAGCAATAGCATTTCGTCTTTGAATATCATTCTCTGAAATGTTGGATGGCTTGCCATCTAGTGCGAATAATTCTTTAAAATGGACAATATAATATTGTCCTTGTTTATGTAGAATATGACAAGACTGATAAAGAACTTTTTCTTTACGAGATGATACTCCAATTCGTGTTAATGTTTCACGAACTTTAAGAAAATCATCTGGTTCATTGAAGACTACTTCAACGAACTTACTCAAATCAAACATTTTACTTCCTCAATCCACCGATGTCGGTTTGTTCTTTTAGTTTTTGGATTTGTTCTTTGCTAAGTAAGCGGACGGCTTCACGAGCCTTTGATTCAGAGAAACCAAAGATTTGCTTTATACATTCTAAATCTTCACTTTTCTCAGCTTTAACCCACTTGGCAAATGGTCTCTTTTGTGACCTGACTATATTTAGTAAAAAATCATTCTGCAACTTCTTATCAATTTGATGATAACGATTCATTTCATTTGCATAGAATATACAATCTTTATGGTATGATAGACTCCGGTTGACCAAGAATGGTGCGTAAGATTTCTCTGTCAACTCATCAACAATTAGCTTCTTTTTATTCTGTAATATAGCATTTACATAATCAAACGGACTCATTTATTCTCACTTTCAACTTCTATCCATGTGTGGTCACCTAATGACTTAACAGCACATATATATTCATAATCAAAGGGTGGTCCAGAAATCCAAGATTTTGGACCATTAATACTTAATATATTTCTTTGTGTTCTTTTGTGATAAATTAACCAATATGTTTGCCCATGAACCACTTGAAATTCATAGTGAGCATCATAAATCATATCAGTTAAATCTAATCTTTTTTTGATTTGGTCGGCTTGCTTTCTTAGCACATTAACCAATTCCATAATTCTATCATACTCTTGCTGGGCGCTCAATCTTGCGATATTGAGCATGTGGTCTTTTTGTGATTTTACAGGAACTAATTCAAACTTGGGTGAACCAACATCCATTGGATATGGTAGACTGTTTCTTTTAGCTGGATCTTCGTCTTCAAATCGCAATCAACTATACTCACAGTTAGCCATCAATTCAGTTAAACAGGCGACCAAATTGATTTCGGTATCAGCTACAAATGCGTTTCTATATTGATAGTCTGCAATAATTAAAACAGCTTGTGGTATAGAATGTGGTTTCATAAAATCATATAGTGAATCATATATTTGACGAAACACACCATTAGCATCTAAATCGCTTGTTGCCACCCATTTACGAATTGCACCAAAGTCTTTAGCTTTAATATGCTTTACAATTTCTTGTAACTGAATGTTACCTATTTGTGCAAGAATACCTATATCAATCTTACCAAATTGAGAATATCTTTGTAACTCATTTAATACTCTACGAAAATCTGGAAAGTGTTTCTTGACCAATTCTGCGATGACCTTATCGTCATATTCAACCTTTTCAGATTGTAATACACCTTGAAGTCTTTTAAAGAATTGAGATGCCATAGAAGCCTTTTCATCGTTCTTGAGACCAAAATCAATGACAGCACATCTTGAATGAAGAGGTTCAATGATTCTTGTTTTGTAATTACAAGTAAAGATGAAAGAACAATTGATGGCAAATTCTTCAATTGCGTTACGAAGAGCTGGTTGAGTTGAGTTTGGATTGAGATAATCTGCTTCGTCTATAATGATGACCTTACGGCCACCAGATAGTGACATAGATGAAGCATAGTTTTTGATTTTGGTTCTGAATGTGTCAATGCCTGATTCGTCTGAACCATTAATGACCATATAATCACAACCGATTTCTTCACACATCGCCTTAGCTACAGTTGTTTTACCAACGCCTGCACCACCAGCTAAGAGAAGATTGGGGATATTACTTTGATTGACATACTCCTGAAAAGGTTTTTTCAACCGTTCAGGCAGTATGCAGTCTTCTATCTTTTTAGGCCTGTATTTT